AAGCGTCCAAGGCCGGTCAAGTGAAGTTTGTTTACTATCCGTCTGGAGCCGTCCTGTGCTGCGCTACAGACGATTGTGGGTCAATAGTCGTACTATGTACTGATCCAGAGCTTACGTTGCAGCAGCGAGCCGACAAAGCCCAGCAGCAGGTTCAAGAGATACTGGACAGGCTATCCGCCGGAGAGGAATAACGCTCTTTCAGCTTCTCTGCGTCTTTCGAGTCCTCGTAGTACCACACCGTTTGCTTTGCGCCACTTCAGGAACTCATCTGCTGCACCCGCGTAATCTTCTCGATTGTATTTCATTCGCAGGGTTGATGAAGCTAGATTCCCTAGTCCAATATTGAAAGCCAGGCTGACCAGCGCATCATGATGGCACATATTATCAGCAGCAGCAGGACATAATCTTCGTACGCCAGCCGAAAACCGATCCAAATCTGCCTCAAGTAAAGCGTCAATTTCATCAGCATCCCAAAGCCTATTGTGTTCTGGTTTAAGTGGATAAGAGGCTCTCTCGTCTGTTTTGAGCCGCGCTTGATCTGGGTATAGCACTCTGCCATAGCCTATTGTCCAAAGCGTAGCAGGACACTTGTAGGGCTGATTGTGACAGCCCTCAAAGCTCTTAATCAACTGAATACCCGCTTCTGAAATAGCCATAGTTACCGCTTGGAATTAAACGCTTGACTGCCGAACCAGAAGCTCAAAATAGCCGCAAGCATGGCCATCTCATCGTCACTGAACACCATCTCCATCGCTTCAGCAAACGCAACACCTGTTGAGTAAGCGTACCAGATGCCTGCTATGTCAACCACCACCAGCAAGGCTACGAAGATATAGGTCACAACTGGTCGCACGCTACTTCTAAGGTTGATTACCCAAGTACTAGCCCCTTCCCCAATTTTCATATCGTGCTTGTACATCCCAAGCCTTTCTTGGGTCTGGGTCTGCATAGCGATCTGGTCACTTTTGATCTCTTCTACGCGAGCTTGGGCAACAAAGCCCTCCTTAGCAAGTGCCAGTTCGCGCTCACGGTTAGCGGCCATCATTGCCAGCTCGTGCTTTTTATCGCCTTTGTCTTGAACCATCGTAAATACGTTGTCTAGAATTTTTGGCACACCACCAGCAGCAAAACCGAGCAGACTTGATACTAAACTTAACATGATGTTTACCCTATGTTTGAAATAATGCCGATAATAAATGCCACTATGATGCCGATTAGCGCAAGAATCGCAGTGATTGTTAATACGTTTGCAATAAGTTTACGCATCTTGCGCCGCTGGTTAAGCAATGCCCTTTCCCGCGTGTCTTTGATCTTGGCGCGGTCACGCATCATTGCGGTGTACTCTTCAACGCCCCATCGCCAGACAATCAGCTCTCTTAACTCTTTTTCCTGCTGCTCAATCTTCTTGCGGGCAATTAGTGCCTGCATCGCTTCTTGCTCAACACTGCCGGAGAATATGAGCTTTTTAAAAAGCGGTGGGTCTTTCGCTTCCTCCTCCGCATTCTTAACATCGGACACAGCCTTAAACCACGTGCCAAGCTGACCGCCCATGTCTTCAAGCTCACGACCCATTTCAATGCCCTTTTTAAGGACTTTGTAGGCACTGGTGGCTATAGCTAAGGCTGAGACTGGGTCGAGCATTACTTATCTGCCTTCTTGTCGAGCTTAGAAAAAACCTTGTCAAAGTTTTGGTTCATCTCTTGCCTAAAGCCTTGCATGTCTTGGCGGAACTCTTCACGGCTTAACAAAGCAGCCTGTTCACGTTGCAAGTTTTCAATCTTGCGATCTTGCTCCTTATTGTCCTCGCGTGTTGATTTGACAAACCAGGCTACTACAGCACCGGCTCCTGCAATCAGCATATCAATTAGGCTCGATTCGGGCATGACATACCTCAACCAAAAATACGATGCGGGTGATTAGGTATTGTAGCACTGCCCTCAGCGTCCACCACAAACCAGCCAGCAATATCAGCCAGCGCAGCCTGTATCTCAGGATCGGTTGAAGCCTCGGCTAGGGCTCTAATGTCGTACGGCGTGATTAGGTTGGCGTGAATGTATGGGATGCCATCAGGGTTGGTGATGACTACCTCGTCTTTGCTGATCTCGCCAATGTAATCAAGGCATCCGCAGTCTGTGGCGCTGATGGTTGGCTCACCAATGGGAGCGCCTTCCTCGTCGTATGCCTCGTAGGTCATGGCGATAACACCCAAGCGAGTGCCAAAGTCCAAGAGCTGCGGGTAGTTGATGGTTCTTAGGTAGTATGTGTTCATCGTGTTACCTCGTTATCGGCTCTGCACTAAAGCGCCGTATACAATCGCCTATTGTTGTCTGTGTCACGTTATATAAGTCCGCTATTTTTTGCTGACTGTAACCAAGCCGCCGAAGCTTAAATATATTTTCTGCCTCGCTGGCTTTAATTTTCACTTGCGGGTGGTTGTCGCCGCCCGGATGTGTGCCGTGCGCTATTTTATCCATGTTGTTCTCTCTCGGCGTGGCGTATCGCAAATTGCTGTAATGACAATTTAGTTTATCACCATCATTATGTGCTACTTCCGTTCCGCTTGGCTGCTCACCAAGAAAAGCCTCAGCAACCAACCGATGTGCGTAAAAGTTTTTCCTTCCGCTGCCTACACCGATGTTGTAGTAAGCGTACCCCTTGCCAGCCAGCCCGTATTTATATTCATGCCCTTTCGGGTAGCGCAAGTTATGATGAGTCGTCTCGACCAATCTGCGAAGATGCCCGTACTCAGACACCTCATAGCCTTTTAATGAGACGCACTTGCGCCACTCTAAATTATCGCGTGATTGCTTGAAGCTCGGCACTGGTGAGGCTCCTGTTGTAGTAGGTTAGGCGGCGAATGTAGCCGTTGAGGAAAGACGTTGTGCCATCAAAATTTCCAATTCTCAATGTCTCGGCCACTACAGGAACATTGCCTGATGTATCTGTCAGAACCGCTCTTCCGTTACCAGATGCTGCAAAATCATTTGTTTTGTATGACGAGGCGAATTTATGAAATACACCTGCTGGATAATTTGATGACGCTTCGTTTAAAGAAGCCACTACAGCGTCATTAAACTCGACATATGTTAGGTATGTCAGCGACGATGCTGATTGCCCGAACTGAATGTAGTTTACACTTCCTGACCCCGCGTAGGCGTGAGTCCCTCCTGCGTTAGCAGCGACTAACACCTCTCTAAACAAACAGCCCTGCTCAGGATTAAACCAACTAGAAAAGTTAGTCCCCGTCATCACAGCACTATCAGCCAAGCGGGTGATCTGTGAGGCTACTGTGGGGATGTAGGGGGTGGCGAAGGCTCCGGCTTCTAGTTGTGCGCCCCAGATGTAGATGCCTGATGTGCCGTCTCCAACGTAGTCAAGGTCGTTGTCAGCAGTGGCGGTGTAAACTCTGAGAGCGTTAGCTCCGGCAAAGGCAGTCAGTGTAAATGAGCAGCGATACCATCCGTTACCGATATTCTGGATAGTGCTTGTGCCGGAGTCTCTTGCGCCTACGACGCCCGTATCAAGGTTAAACCAGGCTCGCTGCGCTGAACCGGCAGAGTTAATGAAGCGCAAGTACATCCAGTTCCTTTCGGCTTTTTTGGCGAAAACTGAAAGGGTGGTCGATACAGCTGTTGTGTTCCCTGCACCACTGACTCGGTGCTCAGTTTGGCCTACATCAAGTGACTCTACAAGCTTGTCGCCTGTCAATGTGCCGTCAGGCGCAATGACCTGATTTGACAAAATACTAGCATTAGTTTTTGTCCACGCCACGTCCGCAAAGTCATCAGACCTTACAAGCAAATTCGTCCTCGACTCCCAAACGCTCCTCCCCAAACACTCCCCCGTCACAGGGTCAAACTCTCTAGGCCACTCGTTTGCAGCAGCGGTACGAAGCAGACGCTGGTAGCGGGTGATGGGTTGGGTGGTGGTGGCGGTGTAGGCTGTGGCGAAGGAGCGTTGTTCGGCCTGTGCTCCCCAAAACACAGCAGATTTTGCTGCGCCGGTGTAAGACGGCAGGCCATCTGCACTTGTGGCGCTAGAGCCGTCAGACAAAAAGATGCGAAGCCTTGGGAGAGCCACATTGCTGCCGGTAGTGAAAGTCAAAACAATGCGATAAAACCCGTTTGCCGCTGCCGTAATTGAAGTTGCGCCAATAGACCAGCCCGCACCAAGTGCTGCCGAGCGATTAAGCGCTGCGCCCGTGAGATCAAACTCAGCGTAGCAATAGTTGTTAGAATTTCCATAAGCATTAAAGCCAACATAGCGCACGTCGACATCTTTTGTGAAACAACTTAATGTATATGTTGTGTTTGCCAATAAAACAGTCGCTTGTTGTCTGGCAAAGCCTCCGGTTGCTGCTGTTTCTGTAAAAGTATCGGCGGTAGTGGTTCCGTCAGGAGCTACAGTGCTATTTGCGGCAATTGTTACAATTTGACTAGCGTTTGACCACGTAGTTTCAAACGTCTGCGATTGCAGCAGCAAATTCTCCTCCGCCTTAACCATCTCCCTGCCGAAGAATGTGCGTGTGCCAGCGCGTGTGAATGTAATTCTGGGATCGACGTAGATGCCGTTGACCATGTCCAAGTTCAAAGTTGGGCGCAAATTTACAAAATTGTTAGCCATTATTTATCACTCCACTTAAATTTGTACCCGCCAGTTTTCTTCAGGTCGCCGTTGCACACCATTCGTATGCACTGCCTATGCAAATTCATTGCCTCAGACGCTTTTGATAAAGAGTCATATTGGATGCCAGTATCAATGCACGTTACTTTTTTGCAACGCTTCATAATCTCAGCAGAATTTAAAGCTGCCACACTTCGCCTTTGTCTAGACTCTTCGCCATACCTTCTGCCCGTATGCGTCGCAATAATTTTTGCGATTACTTCAGGCGTATGTTTTTTGCCATAGAACGGGTTGTCTTTACCCGCAAATCTACCTTTCATGCGCTCAGACATTCTTTTTTTCTCTTCCTCTGTCGCTTTCTTGCCGAACATTGGATGTTTTTCGCCGATGTATTTTCCCTTTCTAGCCAAGCTCATTTTTTGCAATGACTCTTGTGTATGTTTTTTCCCATACATGCCGTGGCTTTCGCCTCGCGCTTTGGGAGTCTTTGAGTTAGCAAGACCAATCCTTCGGCGCGTATCTTCAGAGACTATGCGCCCAGCAGCGCCAGCGCCCCCAGTCCCGATGTTTGCCAATTTATACCCGCGCTCACGGTAAAGGTCGATACACTCAATCTCGACCATAAAAGCAAACTCTTCGTCAACGTCTTTAACGATGTAGTCAACGCTCATGCCGCCTGCTTTGTTGTAGACGTTCTTCCAGTAGCGACCTCTGGCTTGTACGTTTTTTGATCTGTCGCCTTTGCCTTTGCCGATATAAAAAACCTGATTGGTGTCCGCTCTGGTGTGAGTGTAGACATAGAAGTTATTAGCCATAAATCACCTCAGTAAGACGGATACCATTTCGCCGTAGCGGAATCGTAAGTTAATGTCAGCGCCTTGCTCACAACCGCAGTTGTCGCAAGTGCAATGTTTCCCGCCGCTGTGGTAGCCCATAGCCCTGTAGGGATTAATGTGATCTGAGCGCCACCCGTTGCCGTTAGGCTAGGTGCTAATATGTCCACGACATTTGTTGTGCCTGACACAAACGTCACAGGTGCGCTGATGGTGATTGATGCTGCACTGGCAACCGTTGGCGCTACGCTGGCAAAGGATATGGCTGGAAGTCGGTCGTAGTAGGCCATGCTTCCGAGGAATTGGTTTCTCACTATGTCCTGCGGAGCTGTACCTGTCTTTGATCCACTGGTAAGGCC